CTACTGAGTTAGCACCAATGTCCAAGTCACCAGTAGAAATTACGGCTGTTTGGTTAGCACCTGTAAAACTCATCACACGAGTGGCTAAAGTACCGCCTAAGAAATACTTACCGCCAATAAATAACTGTGAGTCTAAACTTGTGGTTAAGGCATCAATAGAAGCAGAAAGACTGTCCAACTGCTCAAGCGTTACAGACGAGGTAGAGGCTTCAGACAAGAAGTCAGTTCCTGCGTCCCCATAAGTCCACTTCTGGGTCTTAAAGTTATAAATCAGTACGCTTCTGTTTCCGTTAACAGTCTTGTAATTCCAGATTACAAGTTTGCGGATAGGGTCAACAGCAGCAGACATTGTTTTGAAGTCAGATTCAGAAGCGTCTTGTAAGAAAAATCTATCTATCTTTTCTGCGCCAATTGCTGTGACGTTCTGTCCATCACACATATAAAAGCCATCGTCAGACAAGAAGAAAGTAACGCCTTGGTACTGAGCAATAGAGCCAGATGCCATGCAGCCCTTACCACGAGAGATATTGTCAAACTGGAATATAAACGGAGTACCAACGTAAGTCATTCGGTGAATTGCTCGCTCTAAAAGAACAAGACCAAACTCACCACCACGGATTCCTACAATCTGTCCACCATCAGGAATGTCCTGATAATCAGACTGAGTGTTTACATCCTCAGTCCAATCAGTCTCATTATTTAATGCTGACCAACGTACACGATATTGTTGCTGAGTAGTTTCTAGCGTATTTGCAACCACGACAAAATCACGCACGACAGTAATGAACTTAGCAATAGGCGCAGTAGCCGATAAGTCAGCAAACGATGTAGATGTTCCTAGCGTCCATGCTTGGAGTTTCTCAGCATTGTTTGTAGAGATTACAGTCTTACCAAACTGAGTAAAGCGAACCCTATCGTTAGCACCAGTTGTCATGCCTGACTTAACTTGCGTGATAGCACCCACACCTGTTACTGTGTAAATTCTGGTTGAGCCAGCAGCGAATAGTTCAGTATCACCATTAGGCTTTTTGGCAGCATAAAGAGAAGTTAAGTCTTCAGCAGCGTTACTTGTTGAAAACGTCACAGGCGCAGGAAAAGGGCCATAACCAATAGCCTGAGAAACCACGTTCTTAGCGTCAGTTAACGCACCAGACACGCTAGGTTGGTCAGGCATCCACTCACCAAAGGTTAATTTTGTCGTAGCCATGTATTACTTCCTTGAGCCTGAGTTGTCCAATCGTTGTCGTTAGCAGCAACTGGAGTCCATGTGTTTGTGTCAGCAGAAACAGCAGTCCATGTATTGCTATCTGTAGAAACTGGTGTCCAAGTGTTTGCGTCTGCTGGTACTGGAGTCCAGTTATCACCAAGAATAACGCCTTTAGCCACAATCGTTGCTAGACCTGATACCGAGGCTACCCCTGCATATATTGCAGACGCACTAGCGACAACATTAGCATTAGCCGTAACGCTTGCTACAGAGTCTCTAACTAAAATTGCTTGAGCCGTTATTGTTGCGGTAGCATCGACACTAGCAGAAGCATTTTGCTCACGGATACCTACTGCGCTTACTGTTGCACTACCAGTAATACTTGCGACACCTTCTGCGACAATACCGCCATTTGCGACAACTGTAGCTACGCAAGTAACGGAGGCTACTCCATCCTTAACGATACCGCCAACAGCAGTTACATCAGCATTACCAGTTATGCTACCACTAGCAAACTGGACACGAGTAGCGTCTGCGCTGACAGTAGCATTGCCATCAATAGCACCAGAGGCAAACTGCACCCTAGTCGCATCACAAGACGCACTAGCATTAGCCGTAATGCTTGCACTAGCTAATTGAACCCTTACTGCATCTGCCGTAACAGTCGCTGTACCATCTACCGCCCCACTACCACTCTGAACCCTTATAGCATCGGCTACAACGCTTGCAGACGCAGTTACAGACCCATAGGCATCCCATAGGGTTACTGAGGTTGTGTAGAGTGGACTATCGAGTGTGAGTGTTAAGTCATCAATGCTAGACTTTAAATTGTCTAGCGAGTCAATTGTCCACGGAGGCAGTAAGTCAGCCATCTCACGCTAAAGTAACGCTCAATGAACCAGAGGCAATGCGGAACACATCACCAGTTGCAATCGTCTTAGAAGCGTCTAGTGGTGAGTGATACAGCAAGTTACCTGCTGTAGAAGCATCACGAATTCCAATGTGTGTAATTGTTCCCCATGCACCGCCAGCTTGAGGAAACTCAATAGCAGCAGAATTGGTAGAAGCACCATTGGAAGGCGCACCAAAAGTAATTGCCTGACGAGCATAGCTAGTACCAGAACACTCAGTTCCAGTATCAGCATCTGTTGGGTCAGTTGTATAAAGTGCCAAGTACACAGTCGTAGGTGCTGTGTAGCTAGTTGCCCTCAACGTAACATTGATAAGAGCATTTTCTAAGTAGTTGGACATTTCAGCCATATTTTCACCTTGCAGTTAATTTCATTGCTAACGGAACACCAGAGTATTGACCTTCTTCGTCAGACTTGATGAGTGAGGAGATTGCTCTGTCGTACATAGAACCCCATGTATTGATACGAGCATCATTCATTAGATAAGGCTCTGCCTCAACCAATGCACCATACAGCAAGCCATCAGGTGCTGTAGTCAGAAATACGTTTGTTGTATTATTAGAAGACAGATACGCTGGCGCAGCGTAGTACAACAATTTAAGCGTATATACACCATCAGGTGCAGGGGCTACTTGAAACTCACTTGCTAAGATTGTGTAACTCTTAGGAACACCAACTTCTGATGTTCTTGGGTCATTGGATAACGATGATGGGCTAGAGTAACTCAAAGGTTGAATTGGGTTAGTCATCACCACAAAGTCACGAATCTCTAAGAAGTCGCTAGGTAGTTCTACAGTTGCATCACCAGAGACTGTGCTGGTTGTTACAGACTTTAGCATCTGGCGAATACGCAACTCTCTACGGAGTCGGTTTTCAGCAAATGTAATAAAGTCGGGAATCTGAGAAGTCAAGTCAGACCTAGCCAAATAGTTGGCTATTGAAGTCTGCAAATCAGAGTAGGTAGCAAAACTCATACAACTCCTGTCCTAGTGCGCCATGCACGATTCATTGGGTCATTTAACCAAGCAGCAAAACGCTTGTCATCCAGAACAGCATAACCACGCATGATTCCAGCTTTGTTCAAGTCATCAATGACTGTCAAAGGAATAGATGCAACCTTGTTACCAAACAACTGGTCTGACCATCTTGCTCTCTCGTCATACGAGTTATATTCTTTTTTATTCTGCTCAACAATATCAGTAACATCCTGACGAGTCTGAATAACGATACCGCCTTCACCATCAGCATGAACAGCAGTTTGTCTAAAATTGGTAGGATTTTGCATAGCCTAATTCTATCAGTTTGAGTAGAAAAGAAAATGCCCCAGAGGGTTAGTCTGAGGCATTTTTTGGGTTACACCAGATTAAGGAGTAATGTCGGCAATGATGCCATGTGCGCCTTGGTTTTTAACTTCCAAGGTGTACTCAGCCAACAACTGTGTGGATTCGTTGTCGCCAGTTACAGCCAACTCATTGGTCTGGAAAGGACGCAAGTAAGCTACAGCAGCCATGTCAGGGTCAACAATAAATGCAACTTCATCGCAGCTATTGGTAGATGTCATAAATCTGTTCGGAACAACAGAAATTGAACCGAAATCTGACAGGTACACATCGGCCGCCGAAATGATAGTCGTAGGCGAATTGCTAGGGGCCATGAAACGCTGTGCAGCAATACCTGTGAAAGTGGAAACCAACTGCTTGTGAGCAGGGTTGACCATCAACACTTTAGGATTGCCACCAGAAGCGTAAACTTCACGAACAACAACTTTCAAAATGTCTTCTGTGAAAGTGCGGTTTGTGCCGTTTGTACGAGCAGTAGTTCCCAAGTCACCAGCCACGCCAGAAGTACCGCCATCATAGTTAGAGTTCAACCATGCTTGCAGACCACCCAATTTACGAGCAGTAGAAGAATCACCATTGGCAGCAATCTGGTTGCTCAACAGGGAAGTCTCCATGTCCCGCTTAATTTCGGCCGATGCTTTGGCCAATTGATAGGCTTTTTCAGATTTGCGGCCTGCCTTATCGACAGACTGCAAAGTGCCAGAAATCTTGATAGTCTTCTGTGCAATCTGAAGGCGGTTGCCTACACGAGTCGTAGGAGACATAGTGGCATCAGATGCCGTGGCCCCTTCAACGGTGAAATTTGATAAAGATGCGGCCGCTAACGAATCGGTCTGCCACTCATGCAAAACAGCAGTAGCTTTAGTCTTGCCAATGGAAGACATAAATGGAACATCTGTTGGTGAAATCGAGTAGATAACATCCGAAAGGTCTTCTCTCATACCGATTGCGGTATATGTTTGATAGGTAGCCATAATTTACTCCAAAATTTATAAAAATCGTTCAAATGCTCTAGCAGCGTCTGAGACTTTTCCTGTCTCACGCAACCTTTGCATCGCCTGTTTGTCTTGTGAAGACCTAGCTTGGGGAACTGAAGTACCAGAACGCATCATCTTAGGGGCAGACTGAAGTTTTTTATTCAACTCTGGTTTGCTCTTTTGAAGTTGCTCATACTTCATTGCCTTATACAAGGTATTCACAGCACGAGAGTCATACACGGAACTAAGTTCTTGGTCAGTCCATCCAACAGATTTCGCATAGTCACGGATTTGTTTCCGTACCGCATCACCCTGTGGTGTCGCTAACTCAGGAATCAGACTAACTAGCTTCTCAGATTCTTGACGGAGATGGTTTTGCAGAGAGGCTTGTTGCTCGGATTGTTGCTGTTGGGCAATTCGTTGCTGTTCATTCCTGACTACTGCTAACTGCTTCTCACGCTGGCTCTGTTCAGCTACCGCTACCGCATAACCGATAGGGTCTGTTTCCTTTAAAACTTCTAAGTCCACACCCTGATGTTGCTGCGTAAGGAAGCTATCCAACGCTTGCAACTTCTGGGCGTATGCCTGTCGCTCTTGTTTAACATACTCTAAGTGACCACGTTCAGCTTCAATTGCCTTACGTTGTTCAGCTAGAGCCTGAGACTTTTTAGTGTAGTCCGTACCTTGTTGATAACCTTTGATAAGTTCATCAAGTTCTACCTCAACTTCCTCACCAGATGCCTTGACTTTATATCTAGGCTTTGGCTCATCAGATTCCTCTGAATACTCAACTTCGTCAGTCTCTTGTTGGTACTCTGGTTGACCTTCGGTTTGGCTGTTGTCAGCTTCCTCAGAATCACCCATCATGCCCTCAAACGCTGAAGCGGCTTGGTTTACATCTAGGCTTTCACTCCCATTAGGGTTGGTGTTTTCCATTTGTCATCTCAATAATCGCCAGAAACCTTCTGGACGGAGGGTAGCTTTTAGGCTACAGAATTTTCCACTTCTTCTCTCTAATCACAGTTTCCGAGGCTAAACCTTCTAGGTGTCCTGTAATTAGTTCAATAGACTTAATGTGCCTGTAAGCGTCTTCACGCCTATCAGATTCTTCTGCACTTGTGTTAATTATCACACTAATCTGCTGTTTTTTCAAGTTATCTATGACTTCTTTAAAAAAGTCATCATTTAACAGGTTTTTAGCCCATTGTGCGAGTAGGTGTTTGTCCATACTGATTCTGTATCCCAGAAATAATGTCGTTAATACTTAGGCTACTTGCTGATGGCATACCTTGCTTGCTACCCAAGATGCTCATTAAGTCGTTGTAACTCATGTTTGATGGCTGTGAATACTTAAATGGCTCTGGTACTTTGCCATAGTTAGGGTTTAAAAACTTCTCCCATTGTGTTCCCATCAACAAGTTACGAGTGCCAAAGTCAATAGGAGGCAATGGTGTAAATGGTGCAACTCCAGTTGCAGGAGGTGTCTTCCAATCTGCTGGAATAGGAACAATATCAAAGCCAGTTGGTGTCGCTGTATTAGATAACACACCACCCGCAGTAAGCAAGCCAGCAGCAGCTAAAGCTAACTGAGCAACCTTGATAGGGTCAGTTTCTTTTACTGGAGGAGTGGTAGGAGGCTTTACTGGAGTAACAGGAGGAACAACAGGAGGAACAACAGGAGTAACAGGAGGAAGAATTATTGGAGTTGTTGGTGTTTTAGGTGCTGTAATTTGTACTTCTGGGGGAACAGGAGTAGTAGTAGTAACAGCAGGAATAGTTGGAATAGCAGCAGTAATTGCGTTAATTACTTGTTGTGTAGTTGTTGGGGCTGAACTAGTTATAACTTGCTCTGGTGTCTGTAAGTTTGTGGGTGTTGTTACATTAGATTGAATTTGACTGTTTGCCAAGTTGATAATATCTTGGTTAACTTGCTCTGGTGTTCTTGGTGCAGCAACTTGAACAGTCCCTGCATTTGGTAATGTGGCTATTGTGTTTAACACGCTATTTAAAGAGGGAACAGTAGAGCCTGTTACAGCAACTGTACTGCCGTCTAAAACTGGAGTAGATACAGCTACAGGTGTTGTAGTAGCTACATTAGTAGGGGTAATGGCAGTTAAAGCCCTGTTAATAATTGCATCGTTGTAGCCACCAGAACTCAAAGTATCTCTAATTTGAGTCGCAGTTAACCCTTGTTCTGCCAACTGTTTAGCATCTAGTGTGGCAAATGCACGTTCTGTAATACTTGGGTCTGCAATAGTTCCTGTAGTTAAGTAGTTATTCAATGCACTACCTGCATACGCACCACCGCCACCCAATAAAGCGGCTCTTAACGTATCTTCTGCGCTACCACCAGTAAGAGCAGTAGTACCACCTGCAATGGTTGCACCTGTAGCACCAGCCAAAGCAGAACCTGTGAGTGGTGTTGCCCCTGCAATCAGATTGCTTAGATAAGGCGCACCAAGAACACTAGCAGCCAAGGCTAGAACAGGACGAGATGCCGCCAACAAGCCTCTATCCCCACCACCTTCAAAAACACCTGTGTCAATAATCTCACCAGTTTTAGGATTGTAAGTTTCCCAAATAGCAGGGTTATCAGGATTAGTGCGAGTCAAATACATTAACTCAGGTAAAGCATCAATCTGCTCTTGTATGTCATCGCCTTCAATAACACGATTAGGTGTTTTTTTAATTGCCATGATTAACCTCTAATCTCTACGTTGGATGTAATGCCAGCACCAATCTTCATTGCTTTCAATTGTGCTTCTGCTTCAAACTCTTGTTGCTTCAATGCAAAGTAAGCCTGTTGTTTTTCACGCTCAAGTTGCAACTTAGCCATCTCTTTCTCACGCATCAATTGCATTTCAAGAGCAGCCTTTTGTTGTGCCATCTGCATATCAATCTGCATCTGCTGTTGTTGCATCTGCAAGTCAGCTTGTGCTTTAGCTTGGTTGGCTTGTATCTCAGCCTGAGTCTTAGCCATCAATGCCTGTAATTCTGGGGGCATCTGTTGCTCTTGTGGAGGAGGGTTACTCAACGCTTGGTCTTGCTCTGGTGTAATCGCTTTGTAGAACTCAGCACTATCTTTAAACCCTGCAATCTCTACCATGCGTCCTAAAGTGCCACGATACTGAGCAGGGGAAACGTAAGGATTAGCAAGCCCATACTGACCAATTAACTGCTCTTGTTTAGCAAGAACCATAGACAACATAGCCATCTGCTCTTGTCTGTTACCTGCACCCAAACCTACATTGATAGAAA